ATGAATTTAAAATTAAAGAAGACTATTATTGCATTTAGTACACTTTGTTTATTAACCGCTAGCGGACCTATGTCGGTGTTTGCGTCTCCTTCTGATATATCCGATCAGTTGAGTATTGAGGATTTCAATCTATCGAAACAGAATGAATACGTAGTACAAGATGATATAATTGACATTAACAGTTTGCCAATTACCGTTTCAAAATCAGATTTGCAGTATTCTCCTCAGGGAGTTGATCCAGGTGAAGGAGCTACCAAAGTAGTGCTTACCACCTATGGTTCTTATGCACAGCCCGCACAACAGGATAGAAAATCAGGGATATTCAATATAGTGAAGGGACTAACTTTAATTGTATTTACAAGTATTATCGACACGTTTTATTCAGTTGTGACTTGTGTAGCAGATTTAGTAATGTCTTCTATTGATACAACCCAAGTTGCAACAGCACAAACATTAGTATCGTACACTTATCCAACAAAACAAGGTCAAGTATGGTATTCAAATGCATGGCATACTCTCTTTGAAAGCACCAATCGAAATGTCTATAAACATTATTACGCGATTTATTGGGATAAAAACAAAAATAGCCGTCAAGGAGTTAAGGATTTCGTACCTGCAAAAGGCTATTCAGCAATAAAAGTACAATCGGCTGCACATTATTACAATGATACATATATTCAAACTCAAGCATATAATAATTACCTCCAAGGTAAGAAGCACACAACTGAGGAATGGATAAATAATTGATAATTTATAACAGTAGTTAACAAAATAAACCACCCTATTTATTTGATATTGAATAGGGTGGTTGCATAACAACATTGGAGGTAGTCACTTTGAAAAAGTTAACATTATTAATTCTTTCCTTATTAATTGTGAGTTTATCATCAGGTTGTGATAATAAAACTAATGTAACAGAGTTAAATCCTCCTGCCACAATAGACGGTAAAGGATATACGAAAAACTATACCATTGAATTAGATGATGTAATGAAAAATATTGAACAAAATAATTCATTTACATCTGCACTTCCAACGGAATATGAACTGACAGCTACAATAAACCTTGCTGCTGATAAAGATGCTGACAGAATAGTTTATGAAATTTTTGTAAAGAAACCAAAGGTTCAAATGAGAAATCTAATGATGAGTTTTTCTTTAAACCCTGATATGCTCACTAAACTAAATACTAGCGATGTTTTTGTTAGTAATGCGTTAAATGAGGAACAAATTGATTACTCACCCAATAGCGATACTAACGGGATTAGTTTATATCGTGCGTTTGTTCTAGATAAGACTTTATTAGACACGACCGTGACTGAAGTTTTCACGGAGCTTTATGTTAAGATTTCCTATACTGATTCAAGTAATACACTGATAAGCGACTATATCAAAATGCAAGCTGAGCCTTCTAAAGAAATACTGGATTATATAAATAACCAAATAGCTAAATAAATTTAGGTTACCGTATGTGACTATTCTTTTAATCACAATTACCAAAAAAATTAATTTTTATAGCATACTAAGAGTATCGCATGCCCTTAGTCGCTCAATAGAAACTGCATACCACCCTGGTTTCACTTCAAAAGTATCCCATCGCCGATTTAGAGTAGCTGCAGTTTAAGGCACCACTCCACTCCCTGTCTCCCCCTCCTCCCTCCTCACTACTGTTCTCAATGATCCGTTTCATCATATCTATCGGCTTCTCAGTAGGATGTATGGTTTGATTCCCTGGAATGCGCGGGATCTGCCATATATCTGTCTGGTTTCGTGAACGAACTGATTTTAAGATCTTTTGATATACATCAAGTGATCTTAACCACTGAGAATAACTGGACCCGGACGATTATCTAATGCATAGAGCTGGCTACTACTTTTTCTGTTCTCCCTTTAGCCGGTCCGTCACAGCCATAATTCTACCGGGAACCTTAACCCATTGGTCTGGCATTCTATTATTCGGACTTCTAGATACAAATATTGTTGCTTCCATCCAGTACGGGCAGAAGTTTTTCCACTCCTGGCCATCCAGCACCAGACCAGAAATAGCCCCGCACGCTCCATTTCGTCCAGTTCTTTAGAGGACTCGTAAGCCGTGTAATACTCCTCTCGACTGTAAGGAGTCCATTGGACTGCATGTGCCAATTCATCTGGATTATCACGAATCATTTTGAACAAAATTGACTACTTCACCGTCCAAATCGGTTAAACACCCTTATTGTGGGCACTGCACCTCTTATTCGACATCACTCATAAAATTTCATTAAATAGAGCCTTAACTTGCTCCTTCTTTTGCTAATATCTCCATAATCCATTCATGCTCTTCACTGACTGGTTTTCCGTCTTAAGCATAAGATAAAACAGGTGTGAGACTTAACTGCCATTTTCCTGTTTCTATCCTGTATGCTGTTTATTTGCTGTACACTGTTTCTATCCTGCAAGCAGTTTCTCACCTGTACGTATAGAAAAGACGCATTCAGCAGAATGCGTCTTTCTCTATTAATATTAGTGCCGAGGACGGGGGTCGAACCCGTACGGTGGTCACCCACCGCAGGATTTTAAGTCCACGTTGGTTAAAAGCACGATTAAACCCGCATTCCTACGCTATTATCACGTTTACCTGTCCGCCAGCTACCCGAGGACCTGTCCGTTCATTTACTCGATATGCCCTACGCAGAGTACGTAATACTGTGCGCTTAGCTTCTAATAGTTTAGCGTATTTATGGCGCATATGCAAACGCAAAAAAGGCGCGGCCCCTACGGATATCACTCCGCAAGGACCGCGCCTCATTACGTCACTTTACGATAAGCCCGCCGCTCGCCGAACGTATAAGCTTCGCACGACACGTAGGACATGCGCCCGTATTATCCGCGTACACTTTCGCGTCATGTCCGCATTTCGGGCAGCTTGCGGATTGCGCCGCGTGCTCCCTTTTGCGCTGATTAACGATACCAATCGGCAGCAAGATCACGAAGAACACCGCGAAGAACACGAGGAATACGATTATCATATACGTTCGACCTCCGTTATTTTACGTTATCTTTATTATCGTCCGCTGGGAACGTTTTGTAAATACCTACGCCGATAATCGTATAGCTCACGATATCAACGCCCGCCTGCCACACGCCAGCTTCCGGGGCCGCTCCGTATTTAACGAGCAGCTGATACGCGAGTGACGCAACGGCCGTCAGGAACAGCGGATTCATTAAGCGCTTTTTCATCGTATTATTTCGCCTCCTTCGTAATAGTCGCGGTCTTACTAACGTTGTCCCACGTGATGGCCGCGCCAAGCTTATCGGATACCTCGCGCAACGGAACGTATACCGCTCCGTCGATGAGTACGCCGTCCTTCGCCTTCACTCCGTCGATAACTACGTTCGCTTTATTTACGATCACATCGTTCGCCTCTTTCTTCGGCCCGCTGGCGTGAGCCTTAATTAGCGCGATTACCGCGTCTGTCTGCGCCTGCGTCGGCCGCTTGCCTGCGCGGTAATTTGCGGTACTCAGGCCGAACGTCATCTCAAAATGCGGAAGGTCAACGAACGTCTTCCAATCGCCGCCCCACGTAAAGCCGAGCGCTTTCGCAATCGCAACGACTTCGTTCCAATCCGCTTTACCGTTACGGTTTCCGTCTAGCTTCGTATCCCACGAGACGGAGCGGCCGTCGTTCGTCAGCAACGCGAAATCAATCGCTACGCCGAAGTTGTGATTTGAGTATCCGCCTTTTGCGTTCGTTACGATCTGGCCCGGCTTCGAACGCCCCTGCGCGTAAAGTGCGTCCTGTTCCGCAATCGTACGCAATCCCTGTACGATGATAATCGGAATGCCTGCCGCGTAGGACCGGTCGATTAACGCTTCGGCCGCAGCCTTGACACACGGAATAAGCCCGGCGATCTTCGCTGCGGACTTCGTGCGTACCTGTTCGATTGTTAACGTCATATCACGTAAACCTCCGTTATTTTATATTAACCGCTTGCTCAATGTATTGCATACGTAGCTCAATCCGCTCAAGCGTTGACGCGATCTTACCGTTCGCTTCGTCCGTCTTCGTAAGGTGCTCCATTAAGCGTTCTTCTCGCGCTTGGGCCTCCGCTTTATTCGTATCGACGAAGTCCATGAGCTTCTGCTCGCGCTTCGTTGCGTCGTCCCTGCTTGCGTTAATCTGCGCCTGCTGTGCGCGTAACATGAGCCATATGAGCACGCCGATTACGAGGACGGCCAGCGGCATCCACAGCCCCTCGCGCATGAGCTCGATAGCCGTCGTAAATATTCCGGTTGCTTCCACTATTCCGCTACCACCTTTCCGCTAATACTTGCGATGATTCCCGGTCCTATTCCGTCAACGCGGTCGAGCTCGGCGATATCCAGATACGGCCGCCCCGCGATTATTCGATCCGCTAACACTTCGCCGATGTCCGGCAGGGCTACGAGAGCCTCGCGGCTGCAGCGGTTGATATTCGGCAGGCCCGGCGTGTATGCGACCGCCTTAACCGCTTGTATGGGCGGACTATTAACGTTGATTGTATTCGTATTGGTATTCGTAGGGGCCGGCGCTTCGCTGCGGTTATTTAACGCAACAAACGCGGCGAATACGCTGAGCCCGAACGTGACTACGATTGCTACTACGATTAAGATGCGGTAGAGCTGCGCTTTGTGCAAAAGCTCACTTCCCTTGCGCTTATATTTACGTTATACTAACGCTAAGCCGCGCAACCTTGCGCTCGCGGCCGGAGGAACGTGCGAAGGCATCGCCGTTCCTTTTTTGCGTTGTATAATCGCTTGTTTATTCGGCTGCCGGCGTGAGGCCCGCGAGTGCTACGCCGATCTCTTCGTCAAGGCTGCGTAAGACTGCTTCGCGTCGGTCTGGCGCGATTGACCCGAGGACTGCGCTGATAGCTGCGGCGAGCTCAGCGGATGGATTCGCGAGGTCTACGGTTAATTCGAGTAATGCGCGTGCTTTCATGTGACAACGTCTCCTTTACGGTATGTTTACAATAGCGAGCTGAGCGCCCGTCATGCTGAATAGCTTAAGATTACGCGTAGTCGGATCGAACGTCATATTCGTAGCGGCGGACGAGCGGTTAGCCTTATCGCTAAGGTCGGAGGATAACGCGGCCACGTCCGATGCTAACGAGTCCAGCGCCGGCAAGTTAATAACGCTCGCATAGTTGAAGTCGAACGTACCTACGCCGTCTCCTACCGCGATAAGCGACGTAGGGTGGTCGATGTCTCCGCCGAGCACAACCGTTGACCCTCCGATGTATATAACGCTGTCGGCGGCCACACTAAACCCTCCGCCGTTTCTTCCGGAGATGCCGCCGCCATACGACCCGTCCGGTCCGTAATAGCGCATCTCCTGAATGCCGAAGTCGTCGTCTGTTTCGATGGATATCCGCCGTGTACCGGAGCTATCAAACGAACGGAAACCGCTGCCGTCGAGCACGATCCGCCGCGTCGCCGTTGATGTGCGTATCGTCGAACCGGTTATCGTTGACGACGTAATATCTCCGCTAAAATTCCCGTCAACCGCGCTCATAATCCCGCCGGACGTCACGGTAAACATTCCGCCGCCTACGTTAATCGACGATCCGACAATCGCGCCATCCGTGAAATTCGATGATAGGATATTCGCTGAGTTAGCGGTCAGCTTATTAAGCACGACGTTGCCCGCCATATCCAAGCGGAAAGGCGCGCTGGCGAAATCCGCATGACCTGCGCTGATACCGTTCGTGTTTATTTTAACGATGTCGTTTCCGCTGCCGATTACGAGACTCACGAAGCTACCGAGCTGCCCCGATACTACCTCAGCGTTAATAAATCCGGCCGTAATCGCGGTCCGCGCCGTAGCACCGCCGTCCGTCGTTATAACGATACCGTTCGACGTTAGGATGACTTGGTCGTTCGCGTCTACCTTCGATTGTAATACGATCCCGCGCGTATCGTATTTAACCTCCGTTTTACTCTCGTTGATCTCAATGACCGCCAGCCTCGCGAACTCTTCGAATACTTCCGCACGAATACGCCCGCCGCTAAACACGTTCTCAATCGCGCGCCGTCCCGCCTCCAAGTCCGCAATGATCTGCGTATAATCGCGCCGCATTACGTTCGCTACCGTGAGTGACGTGTGCTTATCAGGCGCATACGGATACTCCGTCATTTCCGTGATTCGCGCGGTGATGGACGTTAAGCCGAGCGCCGGGTCAACGAGTGTGACGGTATCGCCGAGGCCAGGCCGCGCTTCCTGCGTATCAATCTTGAATAAGTCCGCTGCCGATACGCTAACCTCAAGCGCCGGGACCTCACGTTCGGCTAGCCGGGTTCTCGCGGCCGCTACGAGTTTCACCGGATCGGTAACGTCCTGCTCCGTCAGCAGATCGTCATAAAACGGAACGGTATCGCTGGCCCACGCAGCGGCATACGGAGATACGAGATAGTTCACGGTCAGCAACCCGCCGGAGATTGCGCCCGGATTGACCGCGAGTAGCCGCGCCTGTTCGTCCGCCGTAAGTATCGACGCAGGCTGGCCGATCCATGTGCGCGAGTCTTTCATCTCCGCGAATAGGCGCGTACAAAGTGACGTCGCGCTGTCCGTAAAGGCTGCGGTTATAAGATTACGCGTGAGAGCGATGTGATAATCGGACGCAGCGTTTCCGATCTTTTTCCGCAGATGTAGCGTAAAGTTATCCGGCTCGACTTCCGCGCCATAGAGCGTGAGGACTGCGTTCAGCGCTTCGAGACAGTTACCGCCACCGAACGCTTTGACGTCCGCGAGGTCAAACGTGTCGTCTACGGAGATAGAAAAAACGGCGCCCGTAGCCGCTGCGATTAGCGACGTGAGCTGCGTTATGTGGATTCCGTAGCCCTCCGCGATGTACGAGGCGTACGGGAACTTATAATCCGCGAGTTTGAACATTACGTGTGAACACGATATCTGCGCGGTTAGCTTGCGGTCGTCGCGGTTGCGCTGGCGGCTATTAATTACGTAATACTGGCCGCGCTCATCCATTACGTGACCTTTTAGCGGTAACTTATCGCGGAAGTCATCGGACGTCAGCGGGACGGCGAAAGTCAGCGTATAATCTGCGTTGGTTCGGCGCGTCCGCATGATATCGTAGGCGTCACGTAGGATACCGATGCGCTTACGGAAACGGTCGTACGATTGCAATGCGTTAATCATTCGTTCACCTCCGGATTAATAAAGATAGCGGTCACGGTGCGTAATGCGCGTTAAGATTTCGCGGGCCGCTTCGTTATCCGCGTATGTTACCGTATTGAGGCCGAGGCCCAATTCGAAGAAGTCACCGTCGAGCAAGTGGATCGCGTTGACTCCGTTTAGCGTAATCTTCTGGCGCTTAACGTCAATAACGAGCTTATCGCCCGGATCGAAATCGCCGGTAAACGTGAGCGAATCGACGTGCATATAGCGGACGTGTGCGGTTAGCTGCGTTGAGGAAGCGAGGCCCGCCGCGTGGAATCGTTCGCGGATCATCTGCGTGAGTAATTCCGTAGCCGAGGCGAATGTAGCTGCCGCCGGGATATCGCGCGTAGGGGCTCCGTTAAACTCCGTAGCCGATTCGTAAACGAGTCCGACCGCGAAGTCAGCGTTTAGGCGCGCGGCGGCGTCCGTCATAGATGCGATTGTAACGTTAAAATACGCCTGGATAACGTACGGGCGATTGAAGGGCGCGCGGTTGAATGCGCTGTGAAACGACATAGGCGTGCATCTCCTTTCGTGAGAGTAGCGTTGGGTAACGCGAAAAGCCCCGCGCGTGATTGCGAAGGGCTTGCGTGTGGGAGTGCGAGTTGGTGCGCAATATTCTCCGACTATAAACCAATTAACGGATTCGTATGTTTGTTTATTTTGAGTTTAGCCCCTACTACTTTGTAGATAGTGATGAGCGATACTGTAATAATGATCGCCAATACTGGTCTGAATAGTGTAAATACACCTAATGAGTCATAAGCATTGCAAACCACCGTAATGATACCCGCTACTGGGAGATGCAACAGATAAACGCTGTAAGACACTCTGCCTAAATTAATTATTCGCTTATTATCAGTGAAATTCATTGAAGCAACTCCCATAATTAGAAGAATGGAGAGCGGTTGTGAAACAAGTGTAGCCGTCCCCCAATAACCAGACGATAGATTTAATATCCCAACTATAATCAACAAAATTAAGTATGCCAGAAACAAGAATAATCTGTAGTCTGAGCACAGACGGACCATCTTTTGCAGCAAATTATTGTGGGCAATTAAAAGCCCTACACTGAAATAACAAATGAAATTAAGTGGGTTTAGATATGGGTTTATACCTTCCAAATACCCTGCAGCAGTGAAAACAATGCTTAAGCATGAAAGAATAATAGTACTTGCAACAAACACTTGAATTCTAGCAGTATAGAAAAATATCAAATAGAAAACGAATAGGATAGTTAGATAATATAAGTAGCTCCCATTACCCAGTAAGAAATTAAACCACCCACTCAAGCTTTGTTCGTTATTCCTAATGACGAGTAACAAGTAGACCGCAGTCCCAGTTATGACCCAAGGTACGACGATTGTTATAAATTTCTTTCGGAAGAAATTGCCAATAGTTCTACTATTTCTGTAAAATAAAAAACCTGAGACGAGGAAAAAGACACCAACACCTATACTGCCGATCTGACCGAGAAGCCAAGATGATAGTTGATTGAACCGACTCGCTGTTGAAGTGAAACCAACTGAATGGGCCGATACTATGCTTACCAATGCGAGAGCCTTTAATATATAAATATAATTTCTCTCTTCAAAGTGATACTCGCTATTATCTTTCGAATTCATGTAAAACCTCCGTATTTTTCCCTCATTTTAACATGAAATCACTTCTTTCGTTTGTGAGGATTTTAAATATCATCACAATTTCCTGAATCTTCAATTAAACCAACATCCCTGTGTATTATTATGCTAAAATACTAATTGCCGTGTGAAAATAATATTTATATACATACTTAGCAAAATGAAATTAAATGAAAGGAATTCAAATGATAACTTATATTTTTGTAAACCTAATGATAATAGCTTCAGGTGCTGTTCTTGAACTCATCAATTCAAAAGATAAGTTGAACACTCACAGAAACAAAACTTCCGCTCACGTCTTTCTTATTCTTAGTTTTACATTACTCCTTGCTATTTCCTCATTTAGAGGTTCCTTCACCACCGATTATACTAACTACGTATATCTTTTTGAGAGATATAATCAATATGGGTTTTTTGATGTTTTTCGTGTTGGTTTCCCTCAAGAAAAAGGCTACATATTTCTGAACAGATTAATTGGATTATTTACCAGTAATCCATTGTATTTATTTATCACTGTATCGTTTGTTACTCTATACGGATTTTATTCTCAAATCAGAAAATACTCTATTTATGTCTCCCTAAGCGTTATAATGTTTGTTACTGTAGGTTCATACTATACCTCGTTCAATACAATGCGCCAAATACTAGCGGTTTCAATTATTTTTGCAGGGTCTAAGTTTCTATACGATAGGAAACTTCTAAAATATTGTCTAGTGGTAATACTAGCAGCATTTTTTCACAAGTCTTCTTTGATTATGATACCTTTCTTCTTCATACTCAATTTAAAAATCAAGTTTAAAAACCTGGTTATTGTTGCACTTGCTTTGGTCTTGTCGACACTTTATTTAGATTCGATAATCACGTTCATTCAAAGAGCCTTTTATTCAGTTTACACAAATAATGTATACGGTACGACTGGATTTTCTTTTAAAAACGCTTTTTTACCAATTATGATTATGATATTCTGTCTATTTAATTATAAGAAAATAGATTTGAACAATACCATTAATAAAATCTGGATGAACGCTGTAATCTTCTATGCATTTTTTAGCATTTTAGGATTAAAAGTTCAACTGACTCAGCGGATATCAGAGTTTTTTGCGCCGTATGCATTGCTGTTGATTCCTTTAATATTTTCAAAAATAAAAAACAACGCACTAAAAGGAATCTATCTTTGCGGCTTAATGTTCTTTCTCATCTTATACAACTACGTTACATTGAATGGTACTGGATATGACCCATACTATTTTATATGGGACATACTCCACTGGTGACGATTAATTAAAATATACCGATTGCAGTTCCTTTAATGAAACATACTTTTCTGCAATCGGTATTCCGCGCAACAGCCATCGGTCTATACGTATTCCAAGAACAGGTCATTTATATAAAGAAATGTTCCTGGGGTAACTAAGTCGATATCCACTTTTATATAGTAGGTGTACTCAACCTCAAGCCTGAACGGCACAGCATTGGGAAGCAGAAAGTTCGCAAGTAAATCGCCGGACTGAGCAGACCTTGTATATGAAGTAATGACACTAGCCGCCGCATCCGTAGAGGTGCTTTTTTTATACAGAGTAATCGTAAAATTGTAGTTTGTGCTATCAGTGTCAATGAATGTCTTAATCCGGTAGAGATAGCTTCGTTGCGGAATGCTCATGTGAAAATATCCGACAGTATCAACCGTAATATTATCTGATTTGAAAGGTGTAGCCCAGGGAATGCCTTTTTGTTGTGTGAACCCGGACAAGCAGATTGATGAAGTTCCGTACTTAATGATGCACGCTCGCCCAAGGTTTGTGAACTTAGCATCAAGCGCCTCACCTGTGACCGAAACTTTACATGAATTGGATAACCTGTCATGCCCATTAACATAATCCGTTACATAAACCCCAGCAATATTATAGTAATTCTTTCCGATGTCGGCATACAGGTATTGGTCATTTACGTCACCATCCAAATTAATTAAAGCTGTCAACCCTGTGGACAATGAAGTGTTGATGTAATTATCTCGTATTGTCAATCCAAGAATCTTTTTTGTTCCTGATGTATAGCAATTGATCTGACCATTTACGTTGGCCTCGATATAACAGTCAATGATTGTAGGAGAAAAAATCCCGAACGACGTGGGAGTAGTATCGAGATAAACACCTGATCCCTTGTTAGTTTCGATATCACACCCGGATACCAGGAGTTTCGCCGCTGCCCATCTAATTCCGTCTCTGCCGTTATTGTTGATAGTGCATTTTGTAAAGGTCATGGCGTTCCCAGTCTGAGCCGATCCAATTGATACTGAGTTTCCGCCGTCTTCTAGGTTGTCTGATAACACACAGTGATCTAGTTTTACCGCCCACGATGTGCCAAGTACTTTCACCCCACCTTTGGAGAAGTGTATCGCGGTATTGGATATTGTTAATTCAAACGAGTTATCTAATGCGATTCCATAATTATTGGTTGTGCCAGCACCAACGCTTCCGCCATTACCTCGAATATTAATTCCATTGAAAGATACTTTTGCGCCAGTAACTCTAAATGCATAGCCCAGCCCATCATTAAAGATGGAGTATATACTTGATGTAGTTATAGGCATATATGACCTAATATTAATGCCGTTTTTTGAAATAACTATCTCACCGGTGATTCTAAACTTGGCATTTGGAAAGAATATTTCTCCGCCGTCTACAAGAAGGTCATGTGCGTTTTGAATTGCTACTGTATCATCAGTCACGCCGTCTCCTACTGCGGATACATAAGGCGGCGGCAAACGCATTACGTTCACTTGCACTATCTCCGTCAACTGTTCACTAACGCTCACTAATTCCGCGCTATGCTCCGCCACATTCTCCCGCAGCGCATCCGCATCGTACGCCGTAAAATACCGCGCCACTCCGCTCCCTATCGCCCACGCCTTCGCCACTGTTCCGCTGAATCCGCGCGTAACTCCCGTCAGGTCATTGCCGCTTTTGCCTTCGTATCGCACCGTCTCCGCGCTCTCATCTACGCCAATCGTCGCAATATTCGGAGCGTCCGGTAGCTTCGACGCGTCGAGTACGGATACGGTCGTCTGTACGTCCGTAATAGCTGCGGTTAATTCCGTTGCTGGCGAATTTGCCGCTGCAGGAAACATTTCCATCTGCGCCATCTATTCGTTCCCCTCTCGTAATTACTGCGTGAATTTAACGGATGTACTCGATACTGCGAATCTCGGACGGTCGCCGACGAGTAGTGTGCGCGGATTATCGAGCGCCTTCGTCCACAGCAAAGAACCGCCGGTCGACGCCGTTCTTAATCCGATATGTGTTACAAGGCCCCAATCCGCAGTAGCAACGGGAAATACGACCTCGGCGGTATTACTCACCGTTTGCTGTCCGCTAACGAGCGTAGGTGCTCCGAATGCTACCGCCTGGCGCGCGTAAGAGCCTCCGCTGACTTCCGTTCCCGTGTCCGCCGCTGTAGGATCGGATGTGTATAGCGCGATATAGACCGTAGCCGGGCCGGTAAACGCCGTATTCCGCAGAGCCGCGTTCAGTAGGATAGCGCTCAGATAATTCGAAATTTGCATCGCCATTTATTCGTTCTCCTCCGTTAGATCAACGCAAAAAGGCTCCGGCCATAGTGACCGAAACCTCTGCGCTGTCTTCGTTTATTGGTATTCGTATTCGTTCGTTATCGTAAATCCGTGGACGGTCGTTACTCCGTTATTTGACATCGTAATTACCGGCCGCGCGCGTACATCCGCTTCCGATTCGATCTCGACCGCCGTTGGACTCGCGGTTATCGTAAACTCCGTAATCACTTCCGGTCCCACCGGCCACGGATCGTTCATGCGCAGGTTTACGTCGATTAAGCGGCTGCCTGTCGCGCCGAGTTGGAGCGTTCCCGCGTATGTCGCTACGTAATATTTGCCGGGCATATCCGCAAACTCTAGCGTGATCTCTCCGCGCTTGCTGTTAAACGTACGCGCCAGATACGCCAGCGTCCGGTGATACTCCGCAGCGCTCGACGTAATTTCAAACGTCAGGCCAATCGGACGCGCTCCGTAAGATGCGCCGAAGTCTACGAGACCATCCGTATTTGCGAGTTTGACCGTGTTATCGTCCGTTTCCGGAAGGACCGGGAGCCGCCGCTCGTGAAGCGCAGCCCCGTGCTCCGATAGCCAAACGCCATTAACCGCAACGTCATACGTACTCATAGCGCCTTCACCCCCATCGCTTGCAGCCGCTGAGCCGCGCGCGTCTTCTCATCGTAGTACATCGCGATATCCGCCTTATCCGTAAGCACGACCTCTTCCGCGCCCATGTCGATGTTATTCGTAATATACGTAGGAGCCGCCGGAGCCTGCGCTGCTACACGTGGACTCGCGACCATATCGAATAGCGCCGATTGCTGCTGCGGATTAAGCACGATTTCGCCGGCGTGTGCTACGATTGGAACCGCTGATCCTACCGCGCCCTTTACGATGCCACCGTCTTTAAACGCCTGCAATGCGCCGGTATCCTTGTCGATTCCGTAGAGTTTACGCAGCTCCTCGTTACGTGCGTTTAGCCGCGCCATTTCCGCAGCGTTACCGGCCTTCTTCGCGGCTTCCCAGGCGGTTTTATTCGCGTTGTACTCCCGCAGGTCTACGTCCTTTTGCGCGGCCGCCTGCGCAGTCTTTACGGTAGCCATCTTCGCGTTATACTGCGTGATGAAGGCGTCAAGCTCCGTTAGGATCGCGCTATTCGCACTATTAGCGGACGAGACGCGGTACGCTGCGATCCCGTCCTCGACCGTTTTGATATCGCCGCTATACGCATCGAACGCTTTTAACAGCGACTCGTATTGCGCTTCGGCTGCGGCCTTTTCGGCGTCGTATGCCTTACCCTTCGCGTCCTTTTCGGATTTAAGCGCGTCCTGCTGCGTTTCCAGCGTACGATCCGTAATCTCGCGGTCGTGTTCGAGTTGCATCCGCTCGATTTCCTTGAGTAGCGTGTCTCGTTCCGCGATTCCTTCCGGACCGACTGCGGATTGTAATTCGGCCAGCCGAGTGCGTTTTTCGCGTAGCTGCGTCTCGTAATCGGCGTCCGCGTTGAGATCCTTATTCGCGTCGCGTAGCTTCTGGATCGCGTCAATACGCGCGTCATAATCGTCAAGCGCCGCTTTCTTACGCTGGTCAATCGCGTCGAGGTCCGCTTCCTTCGCTTCCTTAATTGCGTCCTTCTGCGCCTTGACGAGATCATCCGCGAGGGCGACCGTCTGCTTCGTGATATCTTTGCGCGTCTGATAGAGCTGCTCGTCTGCCTTGGCGTAATACTCCGAATCCTTCGAATAGCGGTCACGCACGCGAGTCCATGCAGCGAGCTTCATCTGCGCGATCTCCGTTTCCGACTTGCCGGCGTCGGTCATCCGGCGATCTTCCGCGTCGATCCATTTCGCCGATGCCTCGTACTGGTCGCGGGCTTCCGCTGCAGTTGCGGTCGCTACGTCCTTTCGCGCTTGGCGGCGTTGGTCATCGGCGGCCTTATACTGCTCCGAGTCCTTAGCGTAGCGATCACGTAGACGCGTCCAGCTTGCGAGCTTCATCTCCGCGATTTTGAGCTCCGTCTTGCCGCTGTCCTCCATGCGCTTTTCTTCCGCGTCGATCCACGTAGCGCTGAAATCATAACGCGACTGAACGCTGTCTTCCGATAGCTGCTTAAGCTGCAGCGTGAGTGTCCGCGCGTCGTCTACGGATTCCTTGAGAAAAGTCGCGTGCTTCTTCCGCAACTCTTCATATTTCGCGATCTGCTTATCGGCGGTCATATCGTAAAAGTCCGCTTGAAACTGCACGGTCTTCAAGTCCGCTTCATACGCAGCCTTACGCGCTTCGGCCGCCAGTTCCGCCGCTGACTTCGTCTTCTTTTCCTTTTTAGGCTTCGGTCCTTTTTCCGGGTCAGGCGCGATAATGTCCTTCGTAAAATCCTGCGAGCCTGTTTCGACCTCGTTCGCCAGCTTCTCCATTTCTCGCGCGACATTGGCGTATTTCTGCTGATCCTTAAGCGCTGCGTCTACCCTGGCGTCAACCTCCGCTTTCGCCCCGGCCGCTGCTGCTTGCGTGAGTAATCCGTTCGTAACGATATCGCCAACGTTGCCGGAGGTCTTACGCAATCTGTCCGCTTCACGTGCTGCGACGTCATCCGCAAAAGACGTAGCCTTCGCGCCGGATACGATGGCGAGCGCGTTACTCAGCTTCGTAAGGTTCGTAATCTGCGCCTGTACCGACTTGGCCTGCGCCTCCGATTCCTTGCCGAAGTTACGTATCCGCGCCGTCACGTTCGCAGCCGCCATATCCGTAAAGCGCTTATCCGTATTAATCTGCGATATGATCACGTCGATATTATCCGCACGGATACGGCCGTCTTCGCCCTGACGTGCGTTAAGCTCCGGATACTGATCGATCAGTTTCTCCGTAACGTCAACGAGGCGGTTTTTCTGCGCTGCGTCCAGCGTTTGAGCCGCGTTCAGCGTCTTAAACTCGTTAGCCAGCGCGCTCATCTGCACGAGCGTCTGCTTCTTAGTGGCGATTGCGGCCGCTTCCGATTTATCCTGCTCAGTCAGCGCGATTGTTCCGCGTTTAACTACCGCGTTCATTTCGGCTAGTTTAGCGGTCGCGTCTTCTACGCCGGTATATCCGAGCCCTTCGAGTTTAACGTCGAGTTCGCCGAGCGCTTCGTTAACGTCCATCGCTTGGCCGAACATCTCCGGCATCCACGTTCCGGCTTCTTGCGCGGATTCGATTTCGTTGATTTGCTTCTGCAGGCGGGCGCGTTCTTCGAGCAGCGGCGCGAGCTCCTCTGTCTTCGATTTCAACGTTTCGATATCAGCCGCCGTCCGGTCAATTGACGCTTTCGCGAGCAATTCGTTAAGCTCTTTCTGCGCGGAGAGCATCGCTTCTGTCGCCGCTTTATCGCGCGCTTTTGCTGCGGTTAGTGCGCCGAATGCGGTAGCCAGCGCCCCGACCGCTACTAGCGCGATGCCAAGCGGTCCCGTCGACAGTCCGAGGAATGCGGCGGCAGTCTTGATTGCGGTAAATAGCGCCGGTATCAATTTTAACGCAGCGCTAACGGACGTCAACGCAACGATAAACGCAAGTACTCCGGCCGTTCCCGTAGCGAGTCCGGATACAAGTTCCGCGTTTGCCGACGTAAAATCCGCGAGCTCAATGATCAGCGGTGTCAGCGTATCGAGCGCTTTCTGTACGACTGGCGTAAACGCTTCGCCCATTGCGACCGTCGCGCTATTCGTAGCCTGCGTAAAGCGCGCCTGACTGCCGATGATTCCTTGCATCGCCTGGTCCGCGTTGCCGACGTAATAAATACCCTCGCGGATAAATCCGTTCAGTGCTGCTTGTGTCTTCTGCGCATCCGTCAATTTGCCAACGGTTGTTCCGATCGTGGCTGCGTATTCCTTCTGCATAACGCTGAGATTCTTCGTTACGCCGACCGCATCCGCGAGCACGGAGTTACCGTTCTTGATACCGTCGAGTGACGCCTGGACAGCGCCGCCCATCGTATAGAACGACTGCCGTCCGTATGCCGCCGAATCCGCAAGCGAGTTAATCAGGTTTTTCGCTTCTTCGAGGCTGAGGCCGGTCGATAGCGCCGTCTTAAACGCTTGTGCCGATTCGGTCAACGATAAGAATCCGCGCGATGACAGTTCCTCTACGGCTGCCTGCGCATCCTTCGTCTGGACGCCGAATCCCTTCGCAACCGCGTTAAGTCCCGCGAATGCCGAATGCAACTTCGTAGCCGCTTCGACCGCGCGCATCATCTCGTTAACTAGCTTTGATAATCCCGCGCCAGCCGCGAGCCCCGCAATCGCGCTCCCCATATCACGAAATCCGTCAGCGCCGCGCCGTGTATCGCCTTCAAGCTCGCGTATTCTGCGCCGAGCTTCGTCCATTTGACGCCGGAACTCCGCCATCTCAAGCGTAATCCGCGCCTGTATTTCGCCGACGTTCGTGCCGCCTGCCGTCATCTTAGCGCCCTCCTTATCGCGTCATTTACAAAACGTTGATATAGCCGCTCGTTCGTACGCAGCGGCCGCGAAAGGAACTTCGGACGCGTACCGGGCGTAGTCGGATTCTTGTATTCGCCCATTTCGTGAACGCGCAGCGCGTAGTTAAAGCGAACGCCGCCCGCTTCTTCCGTTGCGGAATAAAATACCTCTCCGTAGATATGGCCGTTTTCGTTCTTGACGCGCTTGCCCGCCGTCATCCGCAGCGTACCCGTCTTTAACGGCGCCTCGTTGCGGGAGTCCGCGAGCAGACGGTCCGTAGCGTCGTGTAATCCGGACATAGCTCCGGCAATTACTTTCGCTTCTTGCTGCGCCAGGAAACGGTAAAGCCCCGCCACATCTGCGCTAAACGTCATATCCGGTCACCTCGCTCCCATCCGCATCTGATCGCGGAGTAATTTAATCGCAGCCTCGTCGTATTTCGGGACGCTGCTTTGCTTGAATCCGGCCGCATTACGTAAGCCATCCGTATAGCTCCGGAAATCCTCAACGCTCGTCGAATGCGACATCACGTTAACATTAAGCGCGTCCAGTGTTTCGCCAGCCTTGCGCCGCGTCTCCGCTTCAAGTACGTCGAGTAGGTCCATAACGTAGTAGCCGCGCTCGAACTCAACTTGCGTTTTGCCCAAACGGACCGCCGCGTCGATAAAGAATTGATCCAGCGTTATTCCGCGCTCATCACTGCGTCCGCTGCGTTGTCCAGCGTTTGTGTCAGTTTTAGAGCGCCTTGCACGTTTTTTAGGAGTCCGCCGAAATCGTTCACGCGTGCAACGGCGACAAAGTACGCCATCAATTCGTCCGGAGATACGTTCTCGTTGATCCACGCGGGCTCCAGTCCGGTCAGCACCGCAACCACGTTAACAACGTCGTCGATTGCGCTCTCTACGACCGCGAGTAGGTACGGTATCCGGCTGTCTGTAGGCGCGGTTACTACGCTGATTAACATTTGCGGTAAGTTGCCGACTACGCTGTAGAGCTCGCGCCATTGGCCGATCGTTACCTTGCGCACCTTAACCGCCTGGCCTCCGAGGATGATTGCGGACGGGTCTACTGCGGGAATATCTGATTTATCTGAACGCTTAAATAACTGCATCATTTTCGCTCCCTATAAATAAAATAGAGGCGCGGTTAAGCGCCCCTTTTCGTGTCATACGCTGCTTACGGAGTTGCGGTAATTGTGTCATCACCAAGGATGAGGATGACGCCATCTTCGTCCGGAGTGGACCGTAGTGTTACGTTGGTGATGCGCTCGTTTTCGTTGTTGAACGAATACGACAGGTCCGTTTCCGAGTACGCTAGTGGCAACGTAAGCCAGAAATCCGGGTCCGTTTTATGAGCGATCGGCTTGATTACGGCGATCTTAGCGGTATCCAGCAGACTCACGCCCACGCCGGTCTTAAGCAGGACTTTCGATCCGCCTGTTCCGGTAACCACCTCTGCACCCGCCATGATCTTCGGAATGACGTCGATCTCATATTCCGCGAACGGAACGGTGACGCTGACGTTGCGGCCGGTAATGCGCTTATCGACGATGGTTTCGCCGGTCTGATCCGTCTTTTGCTCGCGGTACGTAGTTTCTGTATTAAGTACAACGCCGCCGATGGTCGTTTCAAACGTGACCATTGTTCCGCCAGAACCGTACTCAACGATTGCCGGGCCGATCTCGATTTTGCTAAAGTCTTGAGCCATTCGTTATTTCCCCCTTTAATGTGCATAACAAAAAGAGCCGCCCGATTACGGACAGCCCTGCGTTTATAGCGATGTAGTTAACGTAAAATTGACGGAGTATAGTGCGCGTCCGCTCTCGTCCGGACCGAGGTACCACGGCGCACTTTGATCCGCTAGGCACTTAACCACGCGTGTACTCCCGATTATAAATTCCGTCTTGAGGTGTAGCGCCGCAATTAGCGCGTTACCTTTCGCTTCTGCGTTCGATGATAGTTTCGCGCGAATAACGACTTGAAATGACGGACGTGCAACGGACGACCACTCGCTAGGAGCGCCGCCGCCCGTTATCCGCACGTATGCGCAATCATCCGGGTTAGTTGCGATAAATTCGTTACCGACTACGATGATGCCCGGCATTGCAATCCGGACCGCTGCGTTGATATCCGCTAGGGTTAGCGCCATTTATACGTTCACCTCCGTTAGAATCGGCCGACCGCTCAGCATCCGTTTTACACCGATGGTTAATGGATCGTAGGTCACCGCGTCTCCTAATTCGTTGGTATACGTAAGCTTAGCGTCCAAGCCGATATCCGCGAGCTTATCGAAGTAGAACGTTCCGATGCTGACGACTTCGGCTCCGTATTGATTACGCACAAGTTTAACGCCTTCCTGAAACCGGCAGCGCAGCGTATAAGGAACGCCAGGTATAGGCGTATTGTAATCCGGATCGAAGCCGCCCGCCGGCGTAATTGTGACCGTCTGCTTAAGCGGTATCAGCGCCATTACATCGTCACCCACTTAACCGCGCGCTTGCTGAGCTTAACGCCGTTCGCCGCGCCAATTAACGTATAAGAGACTTCCGGTATCAACGCGTCGAGCCCCGTTTTCATTCCGTCCTTAAACGTAAAATTAGCTACGCCGGTCAGTCCGAAGCTCGCTACGCCTTGCTGTTGCAGCGCATTTGTATCGTTAAACGCGATTGCCAGCGCGTTCGCATATTCGTAAACCGCCGCGTCCGGTATCGTATATTGAGCGTATTTGTCCGTCAGCGTCCGTCCTGCCACGTTAACTATCCGTAGTTTTTTGGCGTCGTCTGCGTCTGTCCAATCGTCAACCAATACGCAGTTCACGTTGATATACGTTGTTGCGTCATTTACCGTAAGAGCCACGCGCTCCACCTCCCGTTATTTTGCGGAGGTATTCGCAGCCTTTCGCGGCTTAGGCGCTGGCTTAACGGGTTCCTCCGGTGTTTCTACGGCGCTATCCGCCGGTTCCTTAATCGCGTCAGGCAGCCGGTCCAGTACCGCGATTTCTTCTGCGGATGTCGCTACGTACTGGCCGCCGCTGAACTTGCGCTCGCTGCCGCCGACGTAGAACGAGAGTTCCGCGTATCTTGACGTGTATTTTGTCATCGTTAACCTCCGTTACAAACGGGAGCCCGCGCAGTCAAGCGACGAGCTCCGTTGTATTTGCGGCTGGACTTACGCCAAGCCTTTGATGCGAGCGTGTGCGGCTTCTTGGTGCAGCTCAAACGTGAATTCTCCAACGAGCATTCCTTGGTAGTAATCGCCTTTCTTGCCGAGGTACTCATGCGTGAAGTCGCGGCCATTCAGCGGATGGATCATCGCGCGGTTTTTATCGAGGATCAGCGCTTCGGATGCGGCAAGGTTATCGTTAATGGAAACCGGGAACTCGCCAAAGTCCGTAGTCAGACGGGATACGACAGCACCGCGACGGTTATCCGCCTGATCGATACGAATCTTATCGTCGCCGAACGCGGATACTACGCGCTTTTGCTTAGCTGGCACGATGATCTCGTACTGACCGCCGGTAGCGAATCCGCCCTTCTCGTAGATCGCTTGCAGGGAATCGTTGATCATCGTCAGCGTAAGAGCTCCGCCGGATGCGTCCTTAACGTTGGTCGAGATCAGGCTGCGTACGCCGGCCATTTGACGAATAGAGCCGTTTTCATAGCGCACGCCGTTGATCAGCGCTTTTTCTAGCTGCAGCGCGAGTTCGAGTTGCTTCTTCGACTGTTCGTACGTGTACAGATCGGAGATACCGTAATTCGCAACGGCGGCCGCTGTACCGGTGATTTCTACGGTGTCATCAAAGATTTGCGTCAGGTTGGACTTACGTACGCGCTGTTTGTAACGTGCGCTACGTGCGTCCGCGCCTTCTGTGCCTTCGCTAAACTGGAACTCGACCACTGCTCCAGACGCTACGGCTGCAGCGGTAGTGCTTGCGTAGCCCCGCGTTACGGTCAGCGTCTTAGTGCCGGAGTTGATTGCGGTAACTTTCAGCAGCTCTTCGCCGATCTTAACAACGTCCCCTACGCGATAAGGCTCTACAGAAGCCACTACAACGGCAGTAGCGTCGATCAGTGCGGACGCGGTAGTTGCGGACTCCGTTGCGAACATTGCGTCTTCGAACCATACGTGTTCAACCTGGCTGACCGGATTAGCGAATCCCAACATAGCGAGCATTGGCGTCTGCAGCGGGTTTAGCATCAGAATCTGTTCGGTCACTGACTCCGGCTTGCCGATAATGTCTGCGTTAAAAATTTTAGTCATGATTTAATTTCCCCCGTATTAGTTATTTTGTTTACTGCGTTGCAGTGCTAAAGTTAGCGCGCAAAAGAAAAGACGACCGTATGGGCCGCCTCGACTTAACTCGATAATTCACGTTTTAGCTTCGTAAAGGCCGCGATTGCCTGCGGTGTCGGATTCTTCTCCGCGAGGGCCTTCGCTTCGGCCAGACGTTGGTCCTTCGTTTTAGCCGCCGGCTCCCCGCCACCTGACGGACTTCCTACCGGCTTCGGCTGCGTTACTTCCGCTAGATACGGATGTTCCGTAATCAGCGCGGTAATCACGTCGGCCAGACCGCTAACATTGCCGTCATCATCGACGGTAACTGCGCCAGTATCCGCCAGTTTAAGCGCGGCGGCCAAGCGATCAGCCGGAATGTTTGCGTCGCGTGCTGCGGTCTTAAATTCAGCGTTGATCAATCGCTTATTTGCCGCAGTCAATACGGACGCGTTGCGGTCCTCGGCTTCCTGCGCCCGTCTGAGCGCTTCGGCCTTCTCCGCTTCCAGGCGTTCAGTAGCGGTCATCTCCGCTTTCGAACGGTCAGCCTCCGCTTGTTCAAACGCGGTCAGCTTCGTCTTGATATCGTCGTAGTCTGCGAATTTCTCCGCCTTCTTACGTTCGCGTGCGAGTCGGTCCGCTACAATGCGGTCTAGCTCCGCTTGCTGCTCCGGTGTAAACTCGATCTTAGCCGGCTTACCCTCGCCCTCGCCTGCGCCACCACTTCCGCCTTCTCCTCCGCCATCATCAGCGTTATAGAAAGGCATAAATCCGTTGAATAATCGTTTCATAGCGTATCCTCCCGCGTTTTAGCGCCGCGTAGCGCATTGGATGTTAGGTGCACCGCGCACCTGAGCTCCGTCCAGTTTATCGCGTCATATACGTAAGGGACGCGGAGCCTTATTGCTCCATTAACTTCGGATCGCGTATAGCTGTTACCAAATGTTTACAATTCGGATGGAAGATTTCATTACGCGGTAAATCGCCGATGAACCGGTAATCTCCGGGCGCGTCCGGCGTCAGCTTAACGATCATGCCTTCGTAGCCCCGACACTTATCAATCGCGTTATGTCGCGAAATCACTCCGTAATAAGCGCCACGTCCGACCGCTTCATTTATCGTAGACTCACGCTGCGTCGCCGCCATCTTTGTCCGAGTTAGCATCTTAACGTAGTTTTCTGGCGTCCATCTGCGCATGGAACTATCAATGATTCCGGTATCAATCGCGCTACCGAGTGTTTTCTTCATGCGCGCCAGGATATCGGCATTCAGCGTACGGTTACCGTTAATCCCCCGCGTTAAGTTAGCGCGCATTGAATCGGCGGTCGCTTGGCGGATAGCGATCTTGACGCGGCGATCTACGTTTTGCGTAACCGCAAGCAAATCCGCCTGGGTATCCGCAACGGCCGCCGCTACAAACTCGCGATTGATCCGGTTAAACTTAACGATCTTCTCCGCATCCTCAAGCGTAGACGCCGCGCCGAGGGCTACGATGGTCCGCGCGATACCGTCCGTCGCGGCCTTCGGTATATAGCGCTCAACCCACGCAGCCGATTCGTCGTTAAGCTCACGCAAAGTAGCCGCAACCTCGGCGAGTGCGGCCTTCGTATTTGCGCGTGTCATTGCGGTTAAATCTAAGCGTGAGAGCTTCGCGCTAATCGAAAGTAAAGCGTTCTTGTATGCGCGGACGAGCAGCGCCGTCTCGTAGTCGTAAACGGGTTCCGGTATCTGCGGCGTCATTCGTTAAACACCGTCGAGTCCACCGTTCCCAGGGTCCGCGCCTCGTCTGCGTCAATCCTGCGTATGACTTCTTCGGCCGCTGCGTTGTCGATGCCGTCCTGATCCTTGATCGCGTCGAGTACGGACCATGTCGCCTTATTGCCCGTCCGAATCTGCGCAACCTCTGCGGCTTCTTTTTCGTCACGTGGGATTCCGTCGCGCCAATTGATCGTAGGATAAACGGCTTCGACCGGCTCATACCCCGTTACGCCCGTATTCGCGTAGTTTTCGAGGGCCAGCGCCTTCCATAGCGCATTCCTAAACGCGCGGTCAACGTGCGAGCGAATCCGCTTGACCTTCGAGAGTATCGGCATGAACCGCGCTTTGATTGCGCCGGCATCCGTGTGTGACGTGCCAGTTCCGCCCTTATCCGCTGCGAGCGTAGTTCCGAACAACCATTGCGGCGTTTCGCTCATTTGGAATACGAGGCCCAGCAGAATATCGAGTTCCTTAAACGCGCCCTCTAGCTGCGAATTCCACGTCATATAGCCGGGCGTCGCGTCTTCCTTTTCAACGGGAATATAGCGGCTGCCGAACCGTACGCTTCCGTCGGTAGTATCTTCTACGTCTGGACCATACGCGGTCGGATCGCTGTGCTTCCACAAGATGTAGTCGATCTGTACGAGGCGGTCGTTAATCGCGCTCAGTACGCTTTCCAGCTTTTCGACCGAACTGATCCCGCGCCAATCGTCGTCCGTTGTCTTGTTCGGAATGTGTTCGACGAGCATGTACGTCTGGCCGGTCGGTTCGATGCGCGTTTCTCCGACTTGTTCGCCTATCATGTAAACGGGAACCGGGACGTCATAGAACGTATTCAGTCCATTTGTAATCAGCTTATAGCGCTCGTAAATGATATAGCCGGGAATGTGCCGCTCAACGTTTAGGAATGGGTTTTCGTTCGTTGATACTCCGGTTAAATACGATAGGAATCCCGTAGATCGTTCGACTTCCCACTCGACCCACGCGATATTAATCGCTTTGAAACGTTTCTTTGAGCCCCGCGACAATTCCGGAAATACAATCGACGGGTCCACCGTTTCGATAATCGGTTCCAGTACGGCGGCCGGCGGTGTTAATCCGAGCTCCCGCGCTTCGGTAACGTCATCCCGCGAATCATAGCGCGTCTTAATAAACGAATCGCCCCGGTAGCCGCCTCCGATAACGATTTCGTGCATCATCTGCGTAAGGTCGTTCTCTTCGACGATCGAGTCGAGTCGCTGCTGTTCGCGTGAATCCGGACCGCGTCCGCTGTCGTACGTAGGCGGATCTCCGACCATTAAATCCGCCGGCTTCGTGAGTAATACGTCCATTATGTTAACCGCGATGAATAGCGTTTTAAGCTGCGGCGCTTGCGGCGTATCCGCGAGTATGGACGATGCGCGATCGTATATTTCCGCATGGCGGCCGGAGAAGATAACGCGGCCCCGTTCGTATTTCGCTAAGCGTTCAATTTCGGAAGTCGGCGGATACTGCGCGCCGGTGTAAAACAGCTTCGTCTCGCTATACGTATAAAACTCCGTCAAACTATCGCCTCCTTTACGTTTACATCCACTTCGGTTTATTGCGTGCTTTTCTCTTCGCGCGGGCTACGTTCTCGACCGCCATAGACAACGCGTCTGCGGAATCCACGTAATCGCCGCGAGGGAATTGCGCTAACTGGTCGAGCAGCATCGTATGGCCGGCGTTGAGAATGAGCGTCTTATTGTGAAACAGCGGTTCGAGCGCTTCGATACGTTCGTCCTTGCCGGTTTTATGCGCCTTGACATCGTTCAGCCGCGTTTTAGATAGCCCCTCGATACGCAAGCGTTCCTGTAGCTGCCGGTAAAATTCGTGCTGCGCGTTGATCGTTTCGACGCTGAAAATGTGGTGCTTGTACGTTTTAATCCGCTCGACAATCACATCGAGTATCTTGTGCGGCTGCTCTTTCGTTGCATATTCGTCGAGCACGAAGACATAGCCGGTCTTATCATGGCGGCCAACGGTCAGGACCGCGTTATAACAGGACCGCGCGTTCTTACCCTGTGCAATATCCCACGCGCCGCTTATTGTTAGCTCCGACATCGGAATCCGCAGGTCTCCGTATCGGATGAAGCGCCGGCCATGCTCGTATTCGTAGCGATAATATCCGTAAGTGTCCGGGAAGAAGAATTGCTCGTCTTCGCTAAACGCTAAATTCCGGAATTCCGAGTTATATGCGCGCGTACCCATGTTCACCTTTTCGTGCATAAGCGCCCGGTAAGTCCAGCGCCACGGCCACGCCAAAATAACGCCGGCTTCGAGTTCGGCGCGATGATCGTTATAGAAATCGTCGGCGTCCGTTGACTCATCGTCAGATCGCGCGTATATCTCGCAGTAGCGCTCCCATAGTTGCGGACTATCCGGCTCACTTACGACGGCTCCGTGAAACGATGATTCGAAGTCCTTACGCTTGAGTACGTGATTCAAAAGGCCGGTCGCGCTGACCATTGTACCGACGAGTATAATCGCGGTTGACTTCGACCCGATCGGGACGACTACGGAGTTAAACCAGTGAACGAGTTTCTCGCGCGCTTCCTTCGTGCCTTCGTTGTTTATAGACGATGGATCATCGACGATAACGAGGTCCGGCCGCTTCGATCCGTGACGCATACCGCGTAATTGCTTACCGGAGGATGACGCCTCGATGCGCGTGCCTGACGTTGTGATGAACGCCTCTTCGTTGTCCTTTTCGTTTTGGTTATTCCGCTCATGCAAAAGAGGACCGAAGTCCCCTCGCAGTTTCTCGTTATACTTAAGCTGCTTGTTGATCCACCCGATCAGCTTTTTCGATAGCGTATCAGTTTCGGATATCTCCAGGATATAACGCCGCTTTCGATATACCGTTTGATGCAGCGGAAAGCTATTCGAGAACATGCCGGATTTCGAGTGTCCACGCGCAGCCGCTATCGCAAGCCGGGCGCTTCTCTCAACGTGGTCAACGTGATTACACAACTTAAAAAACTCCGCGTGGATCGGCGCTATTTGTTCAAGCGGATCATGCGGAGTTCCGTCGTCGGCGTTCGCTATAATATTGTCCTCGTTATCCGGATTGCCGGCGTCGGATAAGTATTCGTACGTGAAGTACGCTACGTCATCCTCGGCGCGGTCAATCCGCTTAAGCCGTTTCAGCTCCGCGATGTCTGCGCGTAGTGATTCTTCGTGATACGTTGTTGCGCGGCCCGTCCGTACAAGCTCACGGAGTTTAACCGCCCGTTCACCTACGAGTTTGATGCGCTCAGCACGCGCGGGTTTATCGAGCCATTCGTTATTGACATACGCCGTGTGAACGCACCTCCTTCGTTATTTGTCTTCCGCGAGTAATCCGTCCAGCTCGTCGATTTCCGCCGCCAATTCGTCGTTGCTACGCGCTGCACCGGCATCCTTCGTTTCAACCGCGACCTGCTGCGTAATCAATCCGAACCTGCGGAAGAACAAGTCGATCGCCTTGATACTCGGCTGGCTTCCGTCAATCGCGCGCATTAGCTGGCGGTAAACCTTCGCTCGGTCAGCGGATAAAAAGTCATCCGCGAGGTAATTTACGTAGTCGATAAAGGCGCGCTTTTGCGTTCGCCATTGATGCAGCGTTTTGCGGGATACTCCGATTTCGTCCGCGATGGCATCGAACGTTAAGCGGTCTTCCTCCGCTGCAAACTCGCGTTCGACGCACATTAGCGCTGCTTTCTGCTGGCGTCCGTCAAGCTGCGATTCTAACGCGGCCTTGCGTTTGTCTGACATTGCGTTTCCTCCTTCGTTGTTTTAGCGTTGATTTTACGTTGAATTAGCGTTTATAATACGTAGACATACGAATACACTCCGGAGAGGCTACACGCGTTAATTCAACGGTGGTTCTACGTGATGCTTGCGATACGTTCGCGGATACCGGAGACCTCACGTTCAAGCTCCGCGAAATCGCGTTCTGTGTGCGTGCTATATTCGGCAATTACGGCCTGCTCTGCGTGATAGTACGCGTCAAGCAAGTCTAGCGCGATCTGGTGCAGCTCCTCCATCCGCAAATACCTCCCGAGGTTAAATTTTTGCGAGCAAATTCCGTACAGCAAACGTGACTTAGTCCTTTACCGCGCTTGGGGGTCACAGCGTTACCGCGTTGATACTTTAACGTAGTGCAGCATTAACGCGCTGGCATGTTCACAAAAGTCGGCTTTTATACTAAAGTGTTTTACCTTGACACCCCCACTAAACCCGCGCCCCGCCTACGTTTACCTTTCGTAAGTAACTGCGTCTATCCCCGCGTTTGCACTATTCCGCACATTCTGACGTGTTTACATACGTTATTTTCACGTTACTTTATCGCAGTACAGCGTTAATTCTGCGCTAACCCCGCGAGTTTGCGGAGGGCGTCCGGCCTGCCCCGCCCTGCAACCGTATTGACGCGGTCCTTGTGCGTATACTAAGCGGAGCCTCTTACGCTATCCTCTTTCCCCGTTACCCTACGTGACCCTTACGCTCGATCCCGTTCAATCGCGTTCCTTCTAATAATGCGTAGGTATAAACGCTAGCCTTATTGACACGTTACACACTCGTCTGTTCTACGCTGCGTTATCGCTTGTTATTAGCGCGTATTAGCGATCGTGTACGTTACCCTAACGTTTATACCTCCGCGCTATTAGAACGCCTAATCTAACGGACACAACGAGTCCTTAAGCGCCTAATCCTACGCCCGGGCAGAGCGTAAGAGTAGCGCTGCTACTTACGTCACAGATACGCGTTAGCCCATCCGTCCATTACGCGTCCGATACAACCGCGCTTAATAGCGAAGCTCACTCCGAACCACATACGCCATTTACATACGTATATTAGTCCGTCCTCTACGTATGTTGTAGCGTAGCTTAACGGTAGTAATTGCTTAACGTACCACATGCGTTATCCCTCCGTTTATACCCATCCGCCGAATCCGTTCCTAAACGCATATATGAACGCCCAATATAACGCAGGTAGAACGCATATTAACGTTAAACATCCGTAATCTATGCGCTGCTTATAACGAAACCTAAAGCGTAAGTCAGCGTATAAACCCGCTGCAGCTAACGCAATATGAACGATACTTAACGCTATCCATACGATTGACATCGTTGTTCCTCCGCTCTACTATACGTTCGCTAACGCCTCTACCTGCGCATTAATAACCGCTGCTATATCGTCTATACGCGCTACTAACTCCGCGCCTTTATATACGAGGAATATTACGTTACCTTTACGTCTTGCAGCGTTTATAATCCGTTCTACTTCCGCCTTAGTACCCGCTAATTCAACCGTAAAATCTAACGTATAATCAGCGCCCTCTTTACTAGCGTACTCTACCGTAAACAATAACGTTCACTCCGTTCTTTGCGCTATTCTTTGTCTTTGCCTACATGAGTTACTACTTTGAATAATCATCATGTATATTACAACCATAGGTTTCATCTTTAACTGATATCTGCCGCGTCTCTTTGTTCCTTGCCCCTCAGTCATTGTCATTCCTTCGGAATTATCTTTATACGCTCAAAGTTATTAATCCCATTGGCCGCTAGAAATCAATGAACGTAGTGAATTTATTTCGACGCGTAATGTTTTGTTTATTCTTACATGTTCGTTATTACACGTTAGTTCTTATTACCGTCACTCTCCGGTGATTTAGGTAATTCACTCTACAGTGATTAAGCTAATTCACTCTCCGGTGAATGACCGTATAATACGTCCAGATTAGCGCGTATCTGCGCATCCGACAGCTCGCTATAATACTGCGGATAGTATAGCTTATCGCGCTTATTCGACGTATAGTCCATCGCTGACTTAACGAGCCCTACCGCTTCCAGCACGTCGCATAGCGGCTTAACCCGGTTACGTCCGATCCCCGTTTCGTCAGCGATACGCTGTACGGAAGGGAACGCGCTCATGTAGCGGTCATTGTCCGGCTGCCCGTTAACCATCGCCAGGAGATACGTATAAAGGGCCGCCATATGGACGTTACCCTTATCGTACTCACGCGCGATCGGCACCAGCCGGCGGAATAAATCGTGCGGAATAGGAGCGTAATGCCCCCGTTCCAAACACGCCGACTTACGTCTAGCAGCTTCGTGACCTAATTCACGGAATTGTCCTCGCATACTCCACTCACTCCACTCCACGTAGTTTATCCGTTACTTATTTGCGTCATATTCGTCTAGCGTGCGCTTAACCGCGTCGTCCTTAGCGAACAGCCAGAAGCGTCCGCCAGTCTTTTCGTTAAGCCCTACGCAAATATATCGATGTCCGGCCGCTCGTAGAAAGTGGAACATAGCGGGCGAATAGCAGTAAAGATAAGCGTTTCCCATACGTAAGCCCTCCCTTAGTTAAACTCGATAACTGCGCTACTCATTCCGTTATTAAGGGACTGCTCGAAGTCGTAGTTAAAGTCGTCAGCATCCGCGTATTCGTCGAACACCTGGAACGAATCTTTACCCTCTTCGCAAAGCAAAAAGTCGTTTCCCTTTTCGTCGGTGATCTTAATAGCGTATTTCATCTTAACACTCTCCTCTTAAGGTTTAAGACCTCATAGGGCCTCTACCTTAATGGTCCGCAATCCCCACGTAATACAACCCGTAGCGCCCCGTCCGCACCGTTATTTACCGTTTTACAACCCCACCGCTAACGTTTATAATACGTACATACGTTCCCACTAACGGAGGCCCTTACGCTATGAACAACGAACTATTACGCAATTACGTGATTTACCCGCAGCTCACCGCGTCCGTACAGCGCGGACTCGACGAACTCAACGCGGCTCACAACGTACTCAACCGCGCCTACTCCGCATCCGGCACGTACATCCTACGCAGGATCACGGACGATCTGCGTGATAACCGCCTAGCGATCAACCGCGCGGGCCTGCGTGTGTTAAGAAGCGCGGAGCTTAACGGCATGATTCACGTAGAGTTCACGCGTAAGGGACGTACTGAGCCGGAGACATATGCGATTGCCCGCGAGGTTCTGCGGAAGGAAATGGGCGCGATGATGGCGCAGTATATTGCGGAGTTTGGTGAAGCGGTTGGACACGTTTAATTGCGTATACACGCAAAAAAGACGCTGGCCCCTTCCGGAGTCTAGCGTCTTTTACTCGTCTTCCTTACGTTATATCTACGCTTACCTTACTTTACCTTCCGCCACTCAACCGCCACAAATACCGCCGCCAGTCCTCCGAATATTGCGATTCCGACCGCTTGGAAGTCGAGTAGTTGCGCAAATGCGAACGCAGCAACGGCGTAGCTGCCGACGAGTATTATCCTACGTTTCCACACGTTAAATCACGCTCCTTATACGCTTGATTAAACAAATTAGGCCCGCCGATTACTCCGATGCTGACTACGGTATCCTTCCCGTAATTTCGCCTACCCGTCCGGACTTCGTAGCCGGCGTCATCGCGGCCGCCTCCGTAAATTACTTGCAGCTCCGCAACAGTCTTTACCTTATCGCTGCCGAACGCGAGTAAGTCGATCATACGGAGGTCGTCCGGTAACTGCGCCAGGCATTCGCTAATCTTCACGTTAAATCACGCTCCTTATACGCTTATTCTAACCGCCGCTATACGTGATTTCAACGTATGGCTCCGCTTCCTGCACCGTTTCCAACCCGTAATAACCCTCCGCCACCACGCGCCGTCCATCCCGCCTAGCCTCCGCATATTCATCGTAATCCGTCGTCAGTTCCGCGTCATGGCCGACGTGGTCCTTGCGCCAGGTATCAAACGCAACCTCTGCGCCTTCCCGCGTATACTTACCGAACATTGTCGTCACGCGACACGTATGACAATCCGCGATATAGTAAGTGCCCATTTAGCGCCCTCCTTCCGCAAGTAGCAGCGCAAGTGCTACGTAATTGCCGCCCGCTGTCTTAACGTAAATCCGCCGGTTAATCACGCGCCCGGCTACGAATCTACTCCGTTTCATCTACGCTCACCCTTTCCGTATTTCTTACGTGACGCTGCGCTCAACTCGTGGTTAAGCGCCTTGAATACGTGGTTACGATATGATAGCAGGCGGTACTGGCGGACGTACAAGCGGTCATACTCCGGATCAGCGCGAAGCCTAGCGCCGTATTCCGTTAGCTTGCGGTCGAGGAAGGCGCTGCGGTCCGCGGAGGTTTTAGGCTGGCGGTTCATTCCGCAATTGCGCGTAGGAACGCTACACACGTGGTCTTTTCATCGACCGTAAGCCATCGCGTATCCTCGATTTCCTTTACGTGGTGCTCGATATCGGCGATGCTGCGAATCCACTCATTTCCGCCTAATCCGTGGCTATTAACGAC